ATAATAAGAACATGGGGAAGAAACCAAAAAAGAAAACAATAAGAAAACAAGGGAACATACAATGACTGAAACAACACTATTAATATTAGTATTATTATTTTTAGGAGGAGCTTTGGGTGTAGTAGTTTATTATGATCGTAAAATTGTTAAAGCAATAGCAAAATATGAAAAACGAATGGATGAAAAAGGAATTTTGAAAAGACATTTTAGCAAACCAATATCATAAAGAAATAAGTATGTGCCCTGTTTGTTGGATTAATGGAGTTTTTGCATTATTGTTTGGTGCATCAGCAGTTTCATTTAGCACTGAATGGTATATTATTATACCATCTGTGGCTCTTACTATTTGGGGTGTTTATAAATTATGGGAAGGTATTAAAAAAGGCAGAACTTGGTCTGATGAACAAAAAACAGCAGGAATAAAAACAATATTACGTTTTACAATATGTATTGTAATTGGATTGTATACTGGAGCGGTTATTGTATGGATGTTGATGTTACCAGAACATCAACGTATGCATGATTTATTAGAAAAACATGGAATTGATAGTCATGAACATTAATTTTTTTCTTCTTTGAGATGAATTTCTTGATGTTCAAAAAGTTTTTTCAGATCTTCAAAAATCTCATCACATTCAAAACAGGAAGCCCATCCGTGTTTTTCCCAAAAATCTTTATCGTACAATTTAGCTAACTCGTTCAAAGTGATTTCTTTTTATTTATGTATTTACGTTTTTTTACTTATAAACGCTTGACAAATGGCAGAAGCTGTGGTACAATACATATAGATAATAAATCTTTAACTATAAATATGCTATGAGAAGAAAAAATAAATGGTCGCGGGAAAGCGGCCGTGGTGATTTTCGTCCTGATACGATGATCAAAAAACTTCATTGGGCCAATCGTGTTGTGAAAGAAACAGAAAAAGAAGCATTAATGCTTTATTCTGATTGGGTCAGAATGATTTTGAATGATCTGTATTTAAATACAGACGGTAAAGAGGGCGTACTTGCCTAAATAAAGGGGGTATAGCTCACTTGGTAGAGCATCTGCCTTGCACGCAGAAGGTCACAGGTTCGACTCCTGTTGCCTCCACCAAATATTATACAACCTTGCTTTATAAGGAGGATAATGAGCAAAGTAATAGGAATAGACTTAGGCACGACTAATTCATGTCTGAGTATATTAGAAGTTGGAGATCCTAAAGTGATTGAAAATGCTGAGGGCTCCAGAACTACACCATCAATGGTGGCGTTTAAAGACGGCGAGCGGTTAGTTGGACAAACAGCGAAACGCCAAGCAGTAACCAATCCAAAGAACACCATTTATTCGGCGAAAAGAATAATCGGTCAAAAGATGGGTTCTCCACAAACAATACACACAAAAAAATTAGTTCCATATGAAATTGTTCGTGGGAATAATGATTTGGCATTTATTAAAGTAAATGACAAAAAACATTCTCCACAGGAAATTTCAGCATCGGTTCTTTCTAAATTGAAACAGACGGCCGAAGATTATCTTGGTCATACAGTAACGGAAGCTGTTATTACAGTTCCGGCTTATTTCGATGACAGTCAAAGACAAGCAACAAAAGATGCTGGTAAAATTGCAGGATTGAATGTGTTGAGGATTATTAATGAACCAACCGCAGCTGCTATGGCTTATGGTTTGGAGAAACAAAATGATGAAAAAATTGCAGTCTATGATCTTGGAGGAGGCACATTTGATGTATCAATTCTTGAAATTGGTGATGGTGTTTTTGATGTTAAGTCCACTAATGGTGACACCTTTCTCGGCGGTGATGATTTTGATAATCGTATCATAGATTATTTAGCAGAAGAGTTCAAGAATGAATCTGGTGTAGATGTTAAGTCTGATCCTACGGCCCTTCAACGGTTAAAGGAAGGTGCTGAGAAAGCTAAACACGAGCTGTCTTCAACAACAGAAACGGAAGTTAATCTTCCATTTATCACAGCTGATGCATCGGGGCCAAAGCATTTAAACATTAAACTTTCTAGATCTAAATTAGAAACCTTGATTGGTGATTTAGTAGAAAAAACTATTGTTCCATGTAAGAAAGCTTTAAAAGATGCTGGTATGAAAGTGTCCGATATTGACCAAGTAATTTTGGTTGGTGGTATGACTCGTATGCCTTTGGTTCAAAAAGAAGTTGAGAAATTTTTTAAGATATCACCACATAAGGGAGTAAATCCAGATGAAGTAGTTGCTATTGGAGCAGCTATTCAAGGTGGAGTTTTAACTGGTGAAGTTAAAGATGTTCTTTTGCTTGATGTAACTCCATTATCACTTGGCATTGAAACTCTAGGCGGAGTAAGCACAAGACTTATTGAAAGAAATACAACAATACCTACTTCAAAATCCCAAATCTTTTCTACTGCAGCGGATAATCAAAGCGCGGTAACTTGTGTGGTTTTGCAAGGTGAACGTGAAATGGCTCGCGACAATAAGCAACTTGGAAGATTTGAACTTGCTGGTATTCCACCAGCAGCTCGTGGTGTTCCTCAAATTGAAGTATCTTTTGATATTAATGCGGATGGTATTGTGAATGTTAAGGCAACGGATTTGGGAACCAACAAAGAGCAACAAATTCGTATTACTGGTTCAACTGGTTTATCTGATGAAGATGTTGAAAAGATGATCAATGAAGCAGAAGAACACGCTGATGCTGATCGTGAGAAAAGAGAAACTATTGAGACTAGAAATGAAGCAGAACAGCTTTGTAATATTATTGAAAAGGCTCTTGAAGAAAATGGTGATAAGATTCCAAGTATTGAAAAAGATGGACTTACTCGCGGAATTGAAGAGTTGAGAGAACTTTGTAAGGGAGATGATACTGACCGAATCAAGGAAAAGTTTGAAGAACTAGCCAAGCAATCACAAACGCTAGGTGAGGCTCTTTATTCTACTGTTGGTACAAATGTTCCTGGCGCCGAAGATGGTGGAACTGATCATTCAGAAAATCCAAATCGTAGAAAGCGTCATGATCCTAACAATCCAAGCGCTACGAGAGAGCCTGGTGATGTTGGTATCAAGGGAGATGTTAAGATGCAACAGAATTGGAGCACACCAGATTACAAAAAGGGCGGAGCAAAAACAGGAACTACTCGCGGTGGTAATGTTGATGTAGTAGATGCTGAATTTGAAGAAGTTAAATAAACACTTGACTTTTTTGCTTTACCATGTTATAATATAAGTATAACATTAAAAAGGTATTATTATGTGGGGAAATATATGGAAAAACATCATCGATTTAGTAGGTGATGTTATTCCAGGCAAAGAACAAGAACTTTTGTCGAAGATTCCATCATCTGAAATTTTGGTTGGCATTGACGGAGCAATGAATGTGATTAATGTGATGCCATGGTATCATAGTGATCCAGCAGCTTGGATGGCAACCATATGTGGTGTGTTGGGCGTTACTCTTCCACCATCTCTTCCTGCCTGTTTAACTTTAGGAGCAGCTGCTGCCTATAAGTGTAATCAATTAGAATGTTATTTAAATCATATGTGAAAGAAAATCATGAAAGCAATATTTGAATTTAATCTTCCAGAAGAAAAGGAAGAATTTGATGCCTGCACAAACGGTATGGATTGGGCACTTATTGTTTGGGAATTACAAGAACAAATAAGAAAGTGGAAGAAGTATGAAAAACATACAGTGCCCGAAATAACTGTTATGGAAAATGTACTGTTCTTTATTAGTGATCAAGTAGAGGATAAGGGATTAACATTTCCATCATAATGTGATGGTAGTAAAACAATTACACTCAGCGGTAATGCCAAGACTTACGAAATATTTTCTTGGTTGTTTTGTTGAAGAGGAATTAGTGGGCGTGATTACATTTGGTTGGGGCACAAGACCTATGCATACGATTCAAGCACTTTTTCCAGAATTGAATACAAAAGATTATTTTGAAATAGGTAAAATGTGTATGGATGACGCGATGCCTAGAAATAGTGAATCGCAAATGTTGTCACTATCAATCAAGTGGTTAAAAGAAAATACGAATATTAAGTATCTCTTTACATGGGCGGATGGTATCGTAGGAAAGCCCGGTTATGTGTATCAGGCTGCAAACTTTCTATATGGTGGACATTCTATTACGGATACATATGTTACAGAGAACGGCGAAAAGGTACATCCAAGAACCATAC